AATACTGTGGCTCCTCGCCCAAGGAGTACTGTACAGGCCCAGAAACGCCACTCACGCGCCCTTTACCCTCATATATGGTACTTAGTACCTGAGCCGTTACATCGCCCGTAGAAACGTTCAGAGTGGCTACATCAGGGCGGTCAATCCGAACAGTGGCAGTCATATTCATTTCTGCATACCTTTGGGCATACCGGCGAACTAGACCAGTATTAACCCTATACATTACGGAACGACCTTCCCATTTCTAAACGGCTTACCTCGACCTAAAACAGGCTGACGATCACCCATGTCGCTCAAGTTTAACAGACGACCATTTTTAGTCCTTGCCGGAGCAGAAACAGGACTAGGAGCCATACCAGCCTTAACACGCTCACTAACAAGGTCATTAGCTTTAGCAATCTTGCCTAACTGAACAAGATTCACAGTTAGCCCCAAACAACAGGTTCATTCTGGACATCGCCAGACCACCAGTCAATAGACCTACCAGGATGGAAATCACCATAATTTTGACGCCCAGCCTGATAGTTATCATTAAAGCCAATAGCAAAAATAAGAGGCTTAATTGAAGGATCAAAGGTGTCGTTCAAAATATTAGCTGCAGTAACAGGATCAAAGAAGCCATACAAAGCCTTGTACTGGTCACGCAAAGAAGAAGCCAAAGTATCATAACGCTGTTGCAACTCACCAATCTGAGCAGAAACACCATCAGCAGAAACGCTTACCTCGCGCGCGAAACGACCAGAAATAACCTCAGCAGCCACAGCCGCAACATACAAAGCGCCATTATAAGCATCATCCCACTGAGTAAGCAGAAAAGTAATCTCTTCATCAGTTAAAAGCGGAAACGTTTCATCAACGTCACCAACATAAAACCGAACCTGATCCTTTTCAGAAGCACCCGGATTACCACTATAAGTCCACGACATAGGACAATCCTAACTTAGGTTAAGGAAGAACGCCTCGACCATTCATTAAACGATTTCGCCGAATAGTTTCAGCAATCTGGTCCTGCCTTGCTTGACGCAAACTAGTAGCCCTAGCCAAGCGCTCCTTACCTAGCTGACCACCGAGTTTACCTCGATCTGTTGCACTACGCATTCCAGCCCTTGCTCGATATGATTCTTTTGCGCCCTGCGCAGCTTGAATACTTTCACGGCTTCTAGCAAAGCTGCCGCCAGAACGGCTAACTTCACTAGAAACATTTCGACCTGCGTTGTGAGCGCCCATTCTCCACTGCATAGCACTATTTTGCCCAAAAGCTTCTGAACCTTGGCCTGCGCGAATAGCTTGACGTGCAACAGAAGGCAAGCCCTTTTCAACAATGTCACCGCGCTTTTGAGCATTCTGATAAGCACGACGGGCGCCATAAGCAGAGCCAGCCAAACCAGTAGCCAAAACAGCCAGCTTTGCTTTAGGATTATATGCAACATTATGTTCAAGACCACCTGCCTTGCGCGCAGCGTGAGCAAGAACAGCACCAGTAGCAGCCGTACCTGCAAGACCTCCGTACACTGCTTGCGAACCATAAGTACGACCAGCAACAGCAGCCTTACGTCCCTTACGCGCTTGAGAAGCATTGTAACCAGGAGCAGCAATCCCACCTACATACGGTATTGCGCCAAGAGAAGTTGCAGTATTAGCATTTTTTTCTACGCCCTCTAATTCAACCAGAGCATAAACATTACCGTATTCGTCAACAACTAAGTCATCTTCATAAACATCATCAAGCACAGCATCAGCAATAGCATCAAAGCCACGCTGAGCCTTACGCACTAATTGAAAATCATTGGACATGTTAGTAACCTCGCTTTATTCTAGAAATTTTATCGCCAATCGACGCACCAGCGCGTGAAAAACGAACACGATCAACACCAGCACCAGCACGACGACCCACAGCACCCTTAGCCTCACCAAGAGCCAACTTAGCATTACCCGGAGCATCCTTAAGGCCCTGCTTGGCTCTCATAGCGCCAAACTGAGCGTTTTCTGCCATACTGCCAACACGCGAACCAGCACGAACAAAAGGCTGTGAAGCGCGGTAAGCCATATCAGCTAAACCTTTTTCAATATCATCAAAATCTCGCAAAGCTTTAGAAATAAGGTAAGACTTTTCTACAGACATAGTGCGAGCATCGCGACACGTCTTGCAAGTACACTTACAGCCTTTTGTTGCTTTGCCTGGCTTACATCCACAACCACAAGATGCACACATACTATACTTCCTCCACCCAACGGGCCATAATCCATGACTCCAAGCGAAGCCAATTTGGTGCTTCGGTAACAATGTCACCAACAGCATAAGTATTATTACCAACACTCATAGGCTTCATAGCCTTATATGTCTTAGCCTTAGTTGTATCAGCAATAATTGCATTACGAGTAGCAATGCGCTGTACTGCTTTCTCAGCTACCGCAACATCCTGCTGTGTTACCGTAGCGGCACGAGCAGTAGTAGAAGTAGCCTTCTTGATAGGCGTTTGAGTCTTGCCGTTAGCAGCCTTGGTCTGTGGCATAGTTTCCTACTTAGGTGTAGTAGTAAAGAGATTTGAGTAAGTTCCAGTCACGCTACTAATAACAGCAGCAACTTGGAAATCGTAACTAACGCCAGTAGTTAAACCAGTAACAGTAGCTGTAACTGCAGTAGAAGTACCATCAGCAAAAGTATTCCAAGATCCTGCAGCAGCAGTACCAGTAGCAGACGTACGGTACTGAACAACATAATCCGTCAAACCTGCAGGAGTATTAACAGGTGCATACCAGTTCAAAACCACAGCACCCGCAGCCTGACCAGTAACAGTACCAGTCAAAGCATAAGGAATGTCAGTCTTAGCATATTCACGAATAACTTGAGGATTCAAATACGTAGGTGTAGGGGTGTACTTCACTGAGTTATTAGCTGAAGTATCCGTCATAACAGTAGAGTTCAAAATGCCGTTGTTAAAAGTACCGTCAGCAGATTGCTGGCGAGCAGTAGACAAGCGAGTGGCGGATGGCCCCGGAACCGGAACCACCCACCTTTTCGCAAGTAAAGATTGCAACGTCTTCATACCCAATACCTCAGCATCAGTAAGAACATATCCCTTGGCACGGCTAACACCAGCAATGGTGAGAGCCTTAGCCAAGCGAAGAACAGTTGCAGCGCGATACATGACTATGCAACGCAATTCGAGAAGAAAGCACCCATATCTGGAGCTACAACCTTCATATCGTAAGTCATTTCTGCTTCGATACGATCGGATGCAATGTGCTCCATACGGAAACGCTTGATCTTGATGCCTTCTGAGTTTCCGCCAAGGTAACCATTCCAAGTGAAGGTATAACCAGCTGAAGGAGTCATTAGGCTCGGCGCAGCAGGTGCGTAGCAAAGAAGTGCAGACTTTGAGTTATTGATGAAGTTGTAAGAAGCGTTAGCATCTTGCGCACGAACATCAGGAACCTGAATGCCATTACCCTGAGCTGCAGTACCGGCTGAAACTTCAGCAGCAGTAGTAGTAGCAGTAGCGTAAGAGGTGTAAAGTTCCTTAACACCAAACATTGTCGCAATCAAGTCTTCAGTCACGATACCGCGCTGAGTGTACTTAATACGGTCAATGATGTCTGGATGCTGCTTTAGAGCAGTCATAACATCAGCACCAAGAACCATTACGTTTGGAGCAAAACCAGTCTGCTTGCGGAAAGCAATAACAGTGCGAGCAACGTCACCAATTGGATCTGAACCAGCATCTGACCACTTAGAAGCAAAGCCCGCTCCGGCGTAACCATTCTGAGTAAGACCATTGTAGACAATGCTACCTGCAGTGAATTCTGCATCCCAAACGCCAGTCTTGAAGAACGTGTTAGCCCAATCAACGTCACGCTTCAGCAAAAGCTGATTAGTTACGAACTCAGTGCTATCGCGGTCCAAGATGAAGTTGCTATCAGCATTGGCGCGTAACTGATCGTCAATATCTTTGTGCACGCCGTAGACGTGAGCAAAGTACTGCTCGGTAGTTAGGTTCCAGCCGACACCAGGGGTCTCGGTAGAAGGAGCACGACGAGCAACGTCAGTACGACGCCAATCGCTCTTGCTGTACTTCCAGTAAAGGTCCGACTGTTTCTTAACAGGAACCTTAGGGAACACCTTGTCTGCAATGTAAGCGTCAGCTGACTGCATGTATGCAATAGATACATTAGTCAGCGGCACATTTACGTGCAGATCGGATTGTGATGGATTTGGCATTTTTCTATTTCACCTATTCCTTATCGGGCGGCCAGTAGAACTGGGATTAGTTCGCCTGGAGTAGACGAAGAAGCGAGTGCGGTACCAGCAACAACCTGCGAACGAACAACCTGTACCTTGGTAGCTGAAGAAGCGCGACCGGCTTCAGCAGAACCTGCAGCGTTGATGTAAGAGATTGTAGTAGCGCCAACAGCAGTTACAACGAAAGTACCGTTGTTAGCAGCAGTTGTAGCGTACGAGATGTTAACGATGTCGCCAACCAGTACGCCATGTGATGTTACGTCAGTAGTAGTTCCAGAACCTGCAGTACCAAGAGTCATAGTGACAGTTCCTGAAGAGAAGGTACTAGCAGTTGCACCCTGAACGTAGTTCAATGCATTGTTGAATCCACCCTGGTACTTAGTAGCAGCGCCTAGAGTATCAGGAGCAATCTTGTCACCAGCAGTGATGTTTGTTGAAGCAACACCAGCGCCAGTGATTACATAAGACACGCCCAAGAAACCAATCTGCGCAGCCTGACCGACATACTGTGGCTTGTTCTGTAGAACACCAATTGAGTAATCGTTAGGGCTAGTTACAAGACCAGCAGTCTTAGCGCCGGTGATCTTAACAAAACGGTACAACTGGTTAAAGTTAGTTTTGTTAACAGTACCAGCAGCGCCAGCCTGAGCAGTGTAAGTAGCACCAGTAGTGAATGCTGTTGCGCTAGTGATAGTTGCAACAGTAAAACCACCATTGTTACCAGCAGTAGTTGCATTAGCAATGAACACAACGTCACCTACGGAAAGACCATGAGCAGTTGTAGTGTTGATTGTTGTTGAAGTAATGGACGCAATCTTAAAGAAAGTTGACGGGCCACCACCTGCAGCAATACCCGATACGCCAGTAAAACCAGCAATCGAGCTATCAGCATTAAGGCTGATAGATTTTAATGTATCTTCAAAAGCCATGGCTTATAGTCCTTCGGTTAAGTAAGCGTCATATGCGCTTGGGTTAGCTTCGAACATTGCTGAAACAGCCTGCTCATAGGAAACGTCTGACTTGCCAACAAATTCAGAAGCAAGACCATTAACGGTATCAAGCACTGATGTATTTGAAGACTCTCCAACGTAGCCAATCTCATCATACAGTGAATCACCAATGGCTGAGAAAAGTTCGTCAAGAAGTTCTAGTTCATCTTCAGTCAACGCTTCAGCGATGGACTTCAAGATAGGACCAAATACTTCTGGGGAAACAGGCAGATTGTATTCTGCTGCTTTAGAAATGAAGGCTTCTTCAACGCGAGCATCTTCGATTGCAGCAGCATATTCATATGCTTCAGCAGCGTGAGCCTTTGCGATTTCGACTTCATCCATTGCCTTAGCAATGATGTATTCGCGATCACGCTCGGTGACCGCTTTGCTTAGTTCTTCTAGAACCGAGTCACCTAGACTCATATTATTACTCATTTCTGCCTTTCCAAAGGCGTATCCAGTGCCACCAATTGCAGCAGCACCTGCGCCACCAGCAAGCATCGTTCCTGGTGAATTCTTGTAAGCGGACTTTAATCCGCGCTTAGTGCGATCAAAAAAGTTCAAGCCTTGCGCAGCGCCACGCTGGTTTGCCGTTTTAAAAGCTCCAACAGCGCCTTCAGTTGAACCCATGCGAATATTCTTTGCAGCTTTTAAGCCCTCGCCAAATATACCTTTTTCAACATCATCGTCATCTTCTTCATCTTCATCTTCAACGTAGACAAACTCGTTGCCTTCAGCATCAAAAACAATGTCGCCGTGCTCTAAGACTTCAACAGGAATTTCCTCTCCCGTTTCATCAAATAATTCTTCTGGCACTCCGGTCTCCAATTCATCAAAAGAGTCATTCTTTGCAAAAGCGATAAGACCATGCTGGTTGGCCGGACGGTCAACTACAGACACTTCATCGATTTCAATGTCGAACAGTCTCTTAACATTATGATTCATAATAATCCAATCTTCTTACACTTTTGGTTAGTTCGCACTAGACTTAAGAACTTTTATGTCCAAGGCTGATTCCTTTGTGAAATACCACGCTTGTACGAGCCTACACCCAAAGCACCAGAAGCAGCGGCAACAGCAGCCAAACCTAGACCTTTTTTACCTTTGCCTGGCTTAGCATAAAGCCCACGATGAGTAGTTGCCTTTGCCCCAGAACCAGACACAACCTTAGTTTCAAAGTTACGAGCAGCCTCACGACCAGCAACAATAGAACCGCCAACGCCTGTACCAGCATAAAGCCCTAGACGACGCTGACGGTCAGCCTCAGGATCAAAACGACGATAAGCCTTATTAATGTCTCCGCGCTTTTGAGCGTTACGCATAGCAGTTGCAGCGCCATGCGCGCCGCCAACAGTTGCGCCAATCATTCCGATAGGAACGCCAACGGCAGCCAAACCTGGGTTTTTATGCTTTACGCCAGCAGCCATTAATGCTACACCTGGAGTAGAACCTACAGCAGACGTCCCAAGGCTACGCAAAAATACGCGATTTCCAGCGTCTAATTTTTTACCCTTTTTTGCCTGTGTAGAAGAATACGCTCCGGCCGCAGCAGGACCCCAAGCACCAGCAACAGGGATAGAAGCTCCAAGACCACCAGCGATTAAACGTTGATTTGAATGTTTTGCTCTAGTTTTACGACCTTCTGACCATTCACTACGGTCAGCCTTATTTACGGACTTTGACTTTTGGTTCAAGTATTCCAAACCGCCAACAGCACCGCCACCTAAAGCAGTGCCACCAACTACATAACGATTAGAACTCAGCTTGTGCCCAGCAAGTTTAGCTCTGACCATTTTGCTTGGCTTTAACTTGTTATGCTCAACAATTCCTTCAAACTGATTGTTCATTCTTTCGTAAGCCATTTTGTCGCGCTTATGCGCCGCTCGTTCAATTGGATCCATTTGTTCTTTTAACATTCTGTCCATAAGTGGAGAGCCAGTTGATTTCATGCCCTTAGGAAGTTTTTCATTACCAGGATCTTTCTTTAGCTTGCTTTTTGGCTTAGTAACAAATGAACCAGCAGTACCACCAATAACACTACCGCCAAAAGTACCACCAACCACAGCAGCACGCTTTTCACTATCAGAAATTCCCTTGCCATGACCATTACGGCTAACAGAACCTTCTGCTTTGCTAATCATTGACATGTCATTCTTTTTCACAGAACCCACACTACCTTTATTTTTCTGCGCTTGTACCTGCGCAAGTTGATTATTAATAGATCTACGAGCCATAACATCGCCTGCAAGTTCAGCGCTATGCAAACCAAGCCAGCCACCAGCAACAACTTTACCTGCTGTAGTTAACTTGCCACCTAATTCAGGCTGCTTTAATGTAGCTAAAAGTTTTCTTGTTGCCGGTCTTGTCTTTTCAGGAGTTAA